GACCTGGAGAACTACCTGCAGGACATCCACGACGAGATCGAGCAGACCAAGTCAGACCTCGACAACATCGGGAACATCGAGCTGAAGGCTGAGACCAACACAGCCGAGATCGAGATGTATCGCACTGTCCTGGAGAAGGCGACCAAGGGCGAGGAACTGTCCGAGTTCGAGAAGTATCAGCTGAAGACGGCAGTCGATAAGCTGGGCGGATCGATCCCGGAGCTGGCTGCTGCCTATGACGAGGAGACAAGCTCGATCAACCTGACGACGGAAGCACTCGATGCTCTTCTGGAGTCGACTGAGAAGCAGATCCGGCAGCAGGCCTACACGGAAGTCCTTGAGAGCGCCTATAAGGCACAGGCGGAGGCAGCCCTGGAAGCGGCGAAGGCGCAGAGCGCTTACGAGACCGCGACCGAGGACTTGAACGCAGCCCTGAACGGGATGACAGTCGATGACTTCCTGCTGCTGACACCGGCGCAGGCAGACGCCCACGCAAGGGCGCTCGGCATGACCCGGGATCAGGTGTATGCGCTGATCCAGGCGCAGGTGAATGCCTCGGCCGAGGTCGAGAAGGCGAACAAGGTTGAATCAGACGCTGCGAAGATCGTCGGGGATACGGAGAAGGCCTACAAGAAGCTGACCGGATCGGTATCCGAGAATAACAATGCGGCGAACAAGTCAACCAAGGCCAAGAAGGACGAGAACAAGGTCACTCTGGAAGGCGTCCGGCTGATCGGCGATACAACGAACCGGAACGAGGCACTGGCGCGCACCAAGGCCGATATCATTAAGAACACCAAGGAATCAACCGAGGCCGTAGAGGACGAGTCCGGCGCCTTCCAGCTGCTGGGGGACGCGATCGGATGGGCCACGGGCGTCGCGGAAGAGAATGCCGACGGCGTTAAGGGATTCTTTAAGGACGTAGGCGACTCGATGAAGGAAGACATCGAGGAGAAAGTCAAAGCGGCGGCTGCTTCCGAGCAGGCTGCACTGGAGACGACCCGGCAGGCCTATGAGGATAATTACAACAGCATCAAGAACACGCTGAGCCAGAGGCTGAGCCTGTGGGATGTGTTCAACGGCGGCGAGGACGTCACCGTCGAGCAGATGATCGAGAACCTGAAGACCCAGACGGAAGGCATCACGCAGTACAAGGAAGAGATGGCCGCGGTCATCGCCGAGTATGGTGATGAGCTGGGGCCGGATCTGATCAACACGCTGCAGAGCATGGGCACGGATGCCGCAAACACATGGCATCACATGTTCGTGACCATGTCCCAGGATAACGCCCCGGAGCTGTTCGCAGAGATGGGGCAGCAGTGGGCCGAGGGTCTGGATCTGTCCGATCAGATCGCCAAGTACTGTGCAGGCAACCTCACAGCGTACCAGGTGGCCACCAATCAGCTCGGATCCACCAAGATCGAGTGGACGGGGCTGCGTGAGTCGGTCCAGAACATGACGCCGGAGCTGGATGCAGCCATCACGGCGGCACAGGAAGCCGGGGTACAGATCCCGGACGGTCTCGCCGAGGGGCTGGCATCCGGAGAGACGACTGCGAACGACGCGGTGCAGCTGCTGACCAAGTCCATGCAGGGCACATTCCAGGGCCTGTATGAGATCGCGGAGCAGTCCGGCGTGCAGATCCCGGAAGGCCTGTCCAAGGGTATGGAAGGATCCGCGGAAGAATACCAGGCTGCGATCGGCCAGTTGACGGACGCCCTGTCCGCGGCGGGCAATGAAGCCGGTACAGCGGCAGCGGAAGAGATCTCCACAGGACTGACCGACAATACAGACAGTGTGGAAGGAGCTGCGGAAGACACGGCCGGAGCTGCTGCGGACGCTGCAGAAGGCAAAAAGAGCGAGTTCCAGTCCGCTGGATCCTCCGCCGGTTCGCAGTACGCATCCGGGATGACGTCACAGAAGGCCGTAGCTACCAGCGCGGGCAGGCAGCTCGCGCAGGCTGCAAAGACCGGCGCAGACGCCCGGAAGGATGCCTTCAATGATGTGGGCGTGAATATGGCGAGGGCTCTTGCCGCTGGTATCAGGGCCGGGCAGAGCAGCGCGATCAATGCTGCGGTATCTATGGCAGTCGAGGCTTACAAGGCAGCGAAAAATGCGATCGGGCAGCATTCCCCGACCGGTATCTTCAGGGATGAACTTGGTAAGAACATCCCGCTGGCAGTCGCTTATGGTATCGCGGAGAACACGCAGCCGGCGGAGCGGGCAGCGGCAGGCATGGCACGGTCCACTTATGACGCGGCGAAGTACGCGGCGATGACGGAAGCAATGGCAAGCCAGACCGTAATAGCCCCGGCGCCCGTGGTGAACGTAGACACGGCACCGATCGCGAGGATGATCGGATCTAGCCAGCCCGGGGCACAGATCGTGAACTACTTTACGATCAGCGGGGCAACGGACCCGAAGGCATTCGCGGATGACTTCGCGGCAGAACTGACACAGAAGTTAAGGAGTTAAGCACAGATGGCTAAAAGCATAGCACCGACAGGGCTGTCGGTATCCCGGAACGGCTCCCAGTACACACTGTCGTGGAAGCTGGGAGACTCGGACTATAAGGACGGGGAGAAGCTGTGGTGGCAGGTGAACGGTGGAGCCGCTTCTGCACCGATCAATCTCGGAAAGAACAATCCCACATCCTATGTGATCACTCCCGGCCCCGTCTGGCAGGTCGGGTTTGCTGTTTGTGGCAACCGTTCAACCTACACAAAGAATAAGAAAAGGGTGAAACCCGGCTGGTCAAATTGGGCAAGCCTATCCTACTTATCGGAAAAGCCCGCCCTTCCAACACTGGAATATAGACGGGACAGTGCGAACAGCGGAACCTTCAGCTGGTCGCATTCGCACAGCGACACGGACAACGCACCATTTTCGCATGTTGAGGCGTGCACATGTGTCGTGACACATCTCGGGTACCCGACTGAGGCCGAATGGGGTGCACCCATCACGGTGGCAGAATCAGGAAGCCAGTCCATCACGGAAACTGCGTCCGGGAATTTTGTCCGGTGGTACCGTGTCCGGGCAGTTGGCGTTGCAGGTACAAACGGCTGGGCGGATGCGCATCATCCTTATGGTACCCCGTATCCGGCAATCTTAGACACCGCCGTGGCTGATGCATACGGCTCCGTTTCCAGGCTGTCGGCTGCATGGAGGTGCGGATATAACGATCTGGCGCCGCTGGACACCCTGACGATCCAGTACGTGATAGACACCCCGACGGATACGGCTTTGACTGCGCCGGCATCCGGATGGGAAGACGCCATCACGGTAACGCCACATAGCTGGCAAGACAGCATTGTCGTCAACGTCGAGGACGTTGTTGGAGACGATCAGGTTATGTGGGTGCGGATCATAACCACCCACGATGGAAATAGTAACTACAGCAATGCTATGGTCGCAAAAATCGGGGCACTGGTCGCTCCGGACATCAATGCGACGCCGAATGCGACGACAGGTGATGTTGCTATCAGTATCACGGAAAACACAGATTGCGCCGCTGCATGTACAGCGATCTTCTTCCGGTCAGAGGATGATCCGTCCAATGACCGCATAGTTGCGATCCTCCCACACGGAACGACAACCACGACGATCAACGTGCCTGCAGTGATAGGCGCTGAGACGACCTGCTTCGGCGCTTATGCCTTTGTTGGCACATATTCCGGAACGATCATTTCTGAGATCAAAATGCGGTCTGTGGCAAAGATTGATTCAGACATTGTGGCGCTGGCGCCTGTGGTGATATCCGCAGCGATGGGTCCGGTGGATGGATCAGTCCGGATCGGATGGGAGTGGTCATGGTCCCGCGCTACGATCGCGGAGCTGTCATGGGCAGACAATGAGTATGCCTGGGAATCGACAGAACAGCCGACCATGTACAGGGTTGATGATACCTACTCCAGCTCATGGATCGTTATGGGACTTGAGACCGGGAAGCGGTGGTATTTCCGAGTCAGACTTATTGATGGCAGCGAGGAAGAGGAAGTCATCGGTCCCTGGTCCGGGCTGGCGTCGTATGACCTATCCAGTGTGCCGGATAAACCCGTCCTGAATCTTAGTAAGACGGTAATCAATGAAGGTGACACCTTCACAGCAAAATGGGGATACAGCTCTACGTCTGCCAATGACATGCAGGCCTATGCGGAGATCTGCGAAGTTTCATTCTCGGGCAACACGCCGGTATATGGGGAACTGATCGCTTACACGGAATCTTCTCAGAGCGTTGAGATCAGCCAGGACTGGGCGACAGGATCCGTGCATACGTTAGCGGTCCGGGTGACATCATCGACCGGGACACAGTCAGAATGGTCCGAGCCGGCGAGCATATATGTCACGGAGCCGGTGAGCATCAGTATAAGTCAGAGCAGCATCGTGAATGGCGAGTTGACGGCAATGCCGATCGTGGTGACAGTCACAGGCGCCGGCACGTCCGGAACAACGGCTTTGATCATCAAGCGGGCGTCAGACTATCACCTGTACAGGCCGGATGACCGCGACTTTGACGGATATGCGGGCGAGACGATCGCAACCCACAGCCAGACCGGTGAAGCGCAGATCACAATCAATGTAGCGGATCTTGTCGGACATCTGGACGATGGCGCGAGATATATGCTGGTCGCAACTGTCACTGACACATACGGCCAGACAGCATCTGAGGAGATCCCTTTCCAGGTAAACTGGACGCATAAGGCCGGGGTGCCCGGAGCGATAGTCAAGACAGATAAGTATCAGCGCATCACGATGATTACTCCGCTTGTTCCGAGCAATTATGTGGAAGGCGATACCTGCGACATCTACCGGCTCAGCGCCGATCAGCCTGAACTGATCGTAAAAGGTGCTGAATTCGGCACTACTTATGTGGATCCCTATCCCGCTTTCAGCGAAACAGGTGGTCACAGGCTCGTGACAAGGACGATCAATGGCGATTATGCAACGGCGTCCGGACTTGGGTGGTATGACACCGACTCCGGAGATGGAGATTATCTGGACGACAGGAAAATGATCATTGATGTAAACGGCGAGCAGATCGAGCTTCCATATAACATCGAGCTGTCCAACTCGTGGTCAAAAGACTTCCAGCGGACCAAGTACCTAGGCGGATCAGTACAGGGTGACTGGAATCCGGCAGTCACAAGGGACCTGAGCGCGAAGACGGTCCTGCTGCGCGGCCGGGATCTGGGTCAGCAGCTGGCCATGAGAGACCTTGCCGGATATGCAGGCATCGCCCACATCAGGACACCGGACGGATCCTCTATGGCCTGCGACATACAGGTCCGCGAGGCTATGGACTACAAGTCGAAGCGCGTGTCATACACGCTGGCAGTCCAGGCGATCGATCCGCAGAGGAACGACGGGATGACCCTGGAAGAGTGGATCGAATCCCACCCGATCGGCGAATAAGGAGAAGGTATATGAACTGGACCAGAGGCTTCTCGGCCTTGTATGAGCTTAAAAAAGTGGATCCCGTGACCTGGATGGACATGGGGGCCTTCGAATTTACGGGCGGATCCATAAGCCTGACAGATGACAACCTGCAGGAGTCTGCGGCCATACAGATGACCACAGATCCCGGAGAATGCTGGCTGCGGGTGTACCTGAACGCGAAGCAGGAAGGCAGTGGGGCGCGGATCGCGCTGTTCACAGGTCTGACATCGACCCCGCAGCGGGATCTTGACGGGATCCGGGAGAGCTTCCAGGCGACCTGTTATTCCGTGCTGAAGCCCGCAGACGATGTCCTGGTACCGTGCGGTTATTACGTGCCGGCAGGAGCCGACGGGGCACAGATAGCCGCACAGCTGCTCAGCGTCGGTCCGGCGCCGGTGACCTGTGAAGATAACAGTCCGCGGCTCCTGGAACCGATCGTAGCAGAAGAGACAGACTCGAACCTGTCCATCGCCCAGCAGATTGTCGAGGCGATCGGGTGGCGGATCCGGATCAGCGGGGATGGATCCATATCGATAGAACCTGCAGCAGAAGATATCAGCCTCAGGCTGGACCCGCAGGAGAACGACTCCGTGGAGCTCAAGATCACAGACGCACAGGACTGGTACTCAGTTCCGAATTGTTACCGCGTATCGACGGGCAGCCTTTACGCGGTAGCGCGTGACGACGATCCGGACAGTCCGCTGTCTACAGTGAGCCGGAAGGCAGCCAGGGGCGGCACGGGTGAGATCTGGGCGAGCGAGAGCGGAGTGTCCCTGAGTGATGGGGAACCGATCGCCGAGTATGCAGCAAGGAAACTGAAGGATGCCCAGGCGGCCGCCCGAAATATCACATATACGAGACGGTTCTTTCCGGATGTCCTGATCGGGGACCTTGTAAGCCTGCATTATCCCGGCGTCGGTATAGACGGCATATTCCGGATAAGCCGCCAGACGATCACGCTGGGATACGGCGCGAAGATACAGGAGGAGGTGGTCAAAGAGTGAGCGCTATTGATGAACTGGCCAGGATCCTGAAAAAGGACCGGAACATCGGCACAGATTATACAGGCACTGTGACAAAGGTCGAAGGAAATGTGGCGTATGTGCAGCTCTCCGGTGCGGATATCAACGATACACCCGTAAAGATGTCAGTCAGTGCAAAGAAGGGCGACACGGTCCGGGTGCGGGTCAACAAGGGTAAAGCATGGCTCGTGGGGAATGACACGGCCCCACCCACGGATGACACGTATGCGAAGGAAAGCGAGGTCATCCTGAGCAAGGAAATCAAGAAAACGAATGCGACAGTCAAGACGGTGGAAGGCACGGCAGCTGAAGCCCGCAAGATCGCCGGTAACACTGATCAGTATTTCTGGCATGTGACATCCGGGACTGACACAGGGGCGCACCTGACAGAAAAACCGCAGAAGGAATTCCTTGAGGATCCGGACAACGGGGGCGGCAATCTTCTGGCACGAAGCAATGGCGTTGCGATCCGGAACGGACTGAAGGAGCTGGCACAGTTCAGCGCGGACGGGATCTCATTCGTTGACCCGCATGATGTCGAAGTGTTCGATGAATCGATAAGCGAAACATCGACAAACACCTATTTTTCAGAGACATACACTTCCGAGCAGTTCGGGCCTACGGAATCCTACACCGTGACAATGGACAATCCGTATTTCCTTCCGAACGGCGAGTCTGCAGAAGGTGCGATATCTATCGATCTCGATGTCTATGATGATGACATAAACCCACCAGACACAATAAGTGATACGCTCCCGATCCAGCTGGACACAGGCCTGTCCACGACAATGTGCAACGGCATCCTGACCGTTGTATACGATCCGGTCACGCGGACAATCCTGATAAGCTGTGCGAATCGGAGCTATGCATCATACGCTGTGTCGGTGACGGTCGAGTGGACGGTCCGCATTCGCCCTGCATCGCTGTCCTTCGGGACACGGTATGGTGACAGGGGCGCATATTCAAGTACTTTCGGACTCGGCCTGAGAGCAGAACGGCGAGAGCAGGTCGCGATCGGAGCCTACAACGAAAACATATACAGGAACATCTTCGAGGTCGGCAATGGTACCGGCGATACAAACCGCTCGACCGCCTTTTCCGTAGATGATGAAGGAAATGTTCTTGCCGCGGGCGACTATAAGGCAGCCGGTGAGCGCCTAGATTACGATTTTATATCTGTCAATTCGCCGTTCCAGCTGCTGTACTGCCATGCGAGACGCTTCGGCGGGATGATCCACTTCTCGATGGAGATCTTCATCAGCAGCACCTTCGTGGCTAACTACAGATACACGGTCGGAACGATCGCTTCTGGCTATGTGCCGAGGACTATCGAAGCGGGTACCGGCCACAGCACGGACAGCGGATACAATCCGGTTGGTTCAGTGACATGGATCGCTAACACGAATGGTGATCTGCAGATCAGCCTGCAGTCAACCGCAGGGGCGTATGTCTTCCTGCAGGGCTTCTATCCATATAGATAAGGAGAAATAAGATGGCAAACATTGTTTTAGACTTTCTTCACAACTACCAGACGGGCGAGCGCCGGGAGAGTGAACCGGCTACCGCCTACCAGTATGACGAAGGCCACGTTCTGGAAGCCGTCCTTCCGGAAGTGATCACTTCATGTGAGATCCACTACTGGATCCGCGGGATGGAAGACGCGGACGCCTACACGCCGACATCGATTACGCCGAATAGTGACGGCAGCTGCACCGTGCTGGGGAACATTCCGAACTCGTACTTTGAAACGAATGGAGAACTCCGGATCTATATCGTTGTGACGGATGGCACTGCCAGCATCACTACTTACGAAGGAAAGCTGCATATCTGCCAGCGTTCCATGCCGGATGATTACGTGGATGATGATCCCGAGAACGAAGCCGTCCGGGTTATCACGGAAGCCAGAGCAGCAGCAGCGACCGCAACACAGAAGGCAGGCGAGGCAGCTGCATCGGCAGAGCAGGCACAGGAGATCCTCGACAGCATCCCGGAAGACTACACCCAGCTGAGCGAGGACGTAAGTGAGTTAAAGGAAGATATCTTGGACATCACAAAGATGGGCTTGTCTGTAATAGAGCAGACGGTGTCTCAGGACATCATATCCCACAGGACGGGCAGAGTCTGGAAACGTAAAGTATGGAAATATAGCGTGAACCAGACCGCAGATTGTCCTGCGATTGACGATTACAATGACGGTGTTGCTGTTCCGTTCACGGATACGGTTATCGGGAGTGATCCTTACATGGACGCATACAGAGTGTTCAGGTGGATGCACTGCAATTACTATCGCGAAGCAGACGGAACTGCGAGACTCATCACAATCGAGGGGTATTCAGACTACGCAGAAACAGGATCTGTAGATATCGGAACACTTCTCCCGACATTCTGGTGGGCGTGGGATGAATATGATGAGTACTGGATTCTTAGTTTTTCTGATTCCCCGCGCGAGGGACTCACTCCGTGGAAAGATGCGGTGAGGGCAGACGGAACGATTCTGCCATACTTTATAGTTTCGTCTTATCCGTCTGTGCTTGCATCTGATGGAAAACTGAGGTCGCAGAAGGGTAAACCCGCAAACAACCAGTCCTACAATAACATCATCACCAACTATCAGAAGAAGGGTGAAGGGTATTGGGGGGCAGGATCATCGATCAACACGCTTGCATATATCTATTTGATCGTGAAGTATCAGATGAAACTGGAACAGAATAAATTCTCCACAAACTGCGGATTTTCAATCAATGCCCCTATAGTTAAGGCTGAGAATGGCGTGAGGCGTGTGCTCGTTGCGTCAAGCGAAACAAGGTTCGCAAAGGGCGATGGAGTGACGGTCGGAACGGCAAACAATGCATACTGGCTGAATGGATCACTCGTTCCGTGGGCAGAAATCACTAGCGTAGAAGATGTGACGGTAGATGGAACAGCATATAAAGCGATCTACCTCGATGTTAGTTCTGACATCACGACCACAACGGAAATGTACGTAGTTGGATCGGCTTGTCCTTCTGGGCAGACGGACGGTGTCATAGGCCATTACGATGGCTCAATCGTTTCAAACACTGACAGCAAGCACAGTATCCGAATCGAGGGCATCGAGTTGATGAATGGACTGTGGTTCGTTTTGAGTGACACGGTGATTAGTTTTCTTAACAACTATTGGCAGATCTACGTTGCACAGAAAGGGACACCGCACACAGCAAACGCTCACACGGGGTATAAGTTGATCGGAGAAAGCGATGCTTTCACATCGGACAGTTACGTGGGCAACGTAAATTTCGATATGGAGACGGGTGCTGTGTATCACACCGAAAAAGGAAACAGCAGCGCCAATGGCAACGGAGCTTATCACTGGAACGGCGGCACAGAAGTTGCTGACGGGACGCTCAGAGAGTGGCGGGGGTGGGGTGCCCTGGGCTACGGTCGCACGTACTGTGGACTCGTTGCGGGCCTCGGCTGGTACGCTCTTTCGGATGCGAGCGCGAGCAGCGGCTCTCGCGATTGACCCTCTTTGGAGGGGTGAATGGGTGCGAAGCACCCAGAGGGGACTTGTCCCCTTGAGATAAATATTTGCTTTATGGGGTATATCAACCGCCCTGTTGGCTTTCGTTCTGCTCTTGCGGCAGGGGTGAGGTAACCTGAACAACGGTCGCACGAACTATGGACTCGTTGCGGGCAACGGCAGGAACGCTCTTTCGAATGCGAACGCGAACAACGGCTCTCGCAAATGCTAAAAAGTCCCGCCGGACACGGGCAAAAACTAAAATACTGAATAATCAGTGGTTGATGTATGAGCAGTGCTTTTATCCTTCGTGATAACCCGTCCTGATTCCTGACGGGAATGGGACAAACTTAGTCCGAATCACCAAAGACCGTGCTAGTAACCGCAAGGCGAACACCCGGAAAGGGACAGCAATCGATGAAAAGATATTGTAAGAGTATCGATATTACAGATACAAAATTCATCGAGTCTGCAATTTGGGATTGTTTAAAACATCGAGACAGAAGCAATTTTCAGCGGCCTGACATCCAAAGAGTCATCGAGCAGTACGGAACGATTGACAAGATGGCGGAAAAGATGTCTCAAGAAATCAAAAGCCGTCATCTTGAACTACCGCCAACGATAAGAAGTGTACGGATCGACAAGAGCAACGGAAAGCTTCGGGAGATTGATGTCGAAGATATCTGGCAACAGTTTTATGACTACGTGGCTGCTCGTGCGCTTGAGCCTGCACTTGTAAGGCTCGGCTACTATCAGTGCGGATGTGTTGATGGGAAAGGCCAGATCTGGGGCATACAGATGCTTCGGGGGTGGATGAAGAAGTTTAAGCACTTCACCCATTCAGATATCAGGAAGTGTTATCCGTCAATTCCTCAGGATAAACTTTTTGCCTTTCTCAGATCAATCATCAAAAATGATGATCTGCTGTGGCTTGTTGAAACTCTGGTAAGACACACAACAAAACAGGGCATCCCGATAGGATCAAGATTGTCAATAACACTGTGTCAGCTGTATCTATCTCAGCTGTATCACCACATGGAGGGATGCTACAAGATCCGGAGAGGCAAAAGAAAAAAACTGGCTCAACACACACTGATTTTTATGGATGACATCTATATGACATCCAACAGCGCATCCGACCTTCATAAGGCCGAAAAGGAGTTAATGCAATTCTCCGAGGAAGAACTCGGACTTGAAATTAAGCCTGAATGGATCATGGTGGACGCAGTAAATGCATCTTTGGATGCCATGGGTTTTTCGCTAAATCGAGACTATGTAAAAATGCGGAGAATTAACTATCTTCGCACGAAGAAAGCCTTGAAAAAGTTCAAAAAGAACCCATGTTTAAAAACTGCCCAGAGCCTAATGTCTCGAAAAACAAACATCAAATATACAGACTCTTATCACTTTAGAAAAAAATATCACTGGAAAGAAATTTCCAAGAAAGCACGGAGGATGATATCTGATGAAAGCAAGATTCACAACCAAACCGAACCCGGTGACCCTAGTTACAGATGGCAATATCGTCTATTGCCAGATCGCACTGAATGCACAGGAAGTGACCGTGAAAGACCCTCAGACGGGAGAGTCATATAAAGAATGGGAAGCAGACTGGAACGAGTTCAAGGGAAGCAGATTTGACATTGATGCAGATGATGTGATGGCGCACCCTGACTATTATCTTGATTTTCACATCGAACCGATTACCGAGTCGGAACAGAGGATGCGCGACATCGAGAATGCGTTGGTTGAACTTGGCGATATTATAGGAGGTGAGTGATTATGGCGAAAATCTACTATAGAAAGATCAAACGCGGAGAAATGACCATTGACGATGTCCCTGAGAGGTGGAGAGCGCAGGTACAGGCACTGCTTGATGCAGATGAGTGAGGAAGATATCGCTCGGCTCACGATCCCAGAATTAATCGAATTGATTCAAAGACTTCTGAACGAAATCGAAATCAGGGCGATGGAACTGAGTTAAAGCACACTACCGCTTCCCCATACGCTTGCCATCATACTTTGCGATTACGCCGATGTTCACGGTGGGGAGGCTATTTAATAATTTAAATAAATCATGTAGGAGTGGTGATATGAAAACCAAAAAGAAAAATGCCATATTTGGACGATACCCATGCTGTGATATGGTCAACAATGCAATGCGACTCATTATTAATGGTTGTCCGAATTCCGCTGTAGAAGAACTACTACAAGCGATATGGAAAGCAGATGGATATGTGCATGACGATATTGTCGATAAAGTAAATGCCATTCACAAACAGATATGGGAAATAGATCGCCAAGCGTAATGGTAAATCTGCGTTAAAGGGCAATTATCCGTAGTTGCAAGTCCTTTAAATAAATCTTTTCGCTACTTCCTGTTAATCCAAAAATAAGTAAATAGTTAGACTAAGGACTCCTTCGGGGGTCCTTTTTTATATGAAAGTGAGGTGTTCATTATGGAGTCAGTTGTAAAGGAAATTCAGTTCACGCATCGTTACTGGGTATTGCTTCTCCCACTGATCCTGATGTCTGCCGATATCGTCACCGGATGGATCCAGGCGACGATCAATGGCACATGGGACAGCACGAAGATGCGCACCGGCCTGTTCCGGAAGTCCGGTGAGATGCTGGTGATCGTCCTCGCGTGGGCGATCGGAATCGCGATCAGCCTTCCGGTCGACATCGCAGCGTGGATCGCGATCTACATCTGCATCATGGAAGTGATCTCCGTCTGCGAAAACTTAGATCAGGCAGGCGTCCCGATGCCGGTATGGATCAC